TCACCTTGCCGGTGACCTTAATGCGCGTGCCCTTGTCCGTGGTGAACGTGTCAGAGCCTTCTTCTCTTGCTGGGTGCAGCTTGAGGATTTCTTCTTCAATGCCAATGCGCTCTGCTTTGGCGGCTTCTTCTCGTTGCTTGGCAATGCTCCACAGCGTTGCCAGTTTGTCTATCTCGCTCATGTTAGGCCTCGTTGGTTGTGGTGGGTCTAGAAGGGTGCGGCGGGGCCTTTTGCGGCCTCTCGCCTGGCTGCCGCCTGTGTCGGCGGCTTGACGGTTCCGAAGGGCCAGCCGGGTGGTGCGGTGGGCGCCTTGCGACCATTGGGGAGTGTGTTCATCGTTGGCTCGTTGGGTTGGGGGTTGGATTTGAGCACGGTGATGCGGGAATCGCAATGGGGGAGACAACAACTTTTTCGACTGTTGTAAATCGGTGAAGGTTGGCGCACTGGTAGCGGCGGCGGGTGGAGTTATCGCGCTTGCGTTGCACCGTTTGCAGCACCTCGGTCCATGCGTGGCAGATAGGGCATTTCATGCGTACAGACTGACCAATGTAATGACGACAACCACGCAGGCAACAAGCCCGATGGCCCAGAGCATGTCAATCAGCGCGGTGGTCATGCTCGCGTCCTCTGGAAGTTCGCAGGCTTGACGGGCTGGGCAGGCGCGGCCTTGGTTGCATTGGCTGTTGCAGCAGCTTTGTGTACGTTGCATTCGCATCTCCTTGCGTATTCCCAGACCGATGAGGCCTGGATGATTTCCTTGGGGGTTGGTTTAATTGCCTTCATGCGTTGCGCTCCTTAAGCGCCTGCTGGGCGGCTTCGCGTAGGGTGGTCATGCTTGCCCCTCCGCTTTGGTGATGGCAGCGCGGGCCAGTGCCGCCGTCATGGCATCGTGGGTGCTGCGCTCGATGTTCTCCATTGCCTGCAGCAGTTCTCCGTTCAGGGCATGCAGCCTGCGCAGTTGATCGGCGGTTTTGTTGTGCTGGACCGTGTTGTAGGTGTCGCACCAATCGGCCAGTCGCAAAGCCTCAGGCTTTTCACTCATACCGTCCTCCCCCACACTCCGGCTCTGCCAGCGCAGCTTTGAGGACAGTGATCGCGTCCCACACAGGACGCCATGCCCGACAGTCAGGGCAAGTCTCCTCGCCGCACTCTTCCTCTGCGCCCTCGGCCAGGACTTGTAAAACCTCCAGCGCCTGACGCGCAGCGGTTTGTAGGTCGGTCATGCCTCCTCCTGGCTTATCACTTCCAGTTGTGAGCGCAGGCGGTCAATGCGCGTCTCATGGTAGAGAACCATTGCGGACGCGTAGTCGCGGGCCGTCTGAGCTTCCAGCAAGCCGCGTCGAGCTTGATCTAGCTCGCGGGCAATGAGTTCTTCAGGCGATGGGTTGCGAAATGGGTTGAGTAGCTTCATGGTTGCTCCGGGGTTGATGTGCGCCATCGTAATGAGGAAAGCGCACACACGGAGCATTGCCTAGTAATTCACTCGGGCAGTTGCGTATTCGCTACGGGCGTATCCAGAGCACGGGAGATGCCCAGCTCACCTGCTGGTCTTGCATGAGCTTGGCCGCGTCTGTGATGAGCGTTAGGTTGAACGTGTCACGGCGGTAACCGCGCCGAATGTACGCCAGCACCTGGCGCCCGTCTGTTAACGCGCACAGGTTCATTGCTTCCAAGCGTTCCTTTGGGTCTTGCTGGGCCGCAGAGATGAACAGCAGCCACCCATCTTTGCAGTGCCCTGGCTCGCGGCACTGAATCGCATACGCGTCCGAGGGGACGTCTGCGGGCGCCGCCACCTTTTCATGTGTACGCGCTGCCAGCAGGTGAACGATGCCTTCGCTGCCGCAGATGCCGGAAATGGGCACCTTGCGGATGCCGTCATCGGTGGGTATTCCTGCCTCGCGCAGGACTTCCGCAGTTGCCACGCCCAGCACCTCGCTAATACGATGCGCCTCCTGCAGCGTCATCCTGCGCTGTCCCCTGAGCATCAGGGAAACCGCCGCAGGGTCGATGCCCAGCAGCTTGGCTAGGCCGCGCTGGCTCAGGTCTTTGTCGCGTAGTTGGCCGCGAAACCACTTGGTGTTCATCGGCACAGATTGCACTACACTCATCGTTGCGTCAATCGCACCATCCATTAAGATCATCACCACTCCCCTTTTTTATGAGCATCGAAACCAAACACAAACTTGAACCCGCCTTCTCAATCCTTGAGCGTCTGGGCGGGAAGTCCGCAGTCGCAGCAGAGCTGAAGGTGGCGCCGTCTACGTTGTCCCGCTGGTGTACGCCCGTGCCAGAGGGCACCGGGGGAACCGTGCCCGTGCGCCATTGGTCTGCACTGCAAAAGATGGCAAAGGCGCGGGGCGTATCGGTCACGCTGTCAGAACTTGCCAAGCGTTGAGGCCGCATGGATGCAGCGGCATCAACGATGCAAAACAGCGACTTTTTGGCCGAGGTTTACGGCCCCCTCGCGGTCGATGAATACGGCTGGGTCTGTACGTTCAGGGCATCTCCTGAGCATGGGGACTGGTCTGGCAGGCCCTACCGGGGCACCGACAGACAAGCGGAACTCATAGATTCAGCCGGTTCGGACAACACCTATTTCTCGGTTTCAGTCCTTGCCGGGTTTTCTGACTCTGGCAAGTGGGCGCGGCAAAAGAGCACGTTCAAGCGCCTAGCGGCCTTGGTTGCGGACGATGTGGACCCGTCGCGGGTGCTGGGCTACTCCTGGGCGTTGCAGACTTCTCCGGGGAAATGGCAGGTTGGCGTAAAGCTAGACCCGGCAGACCCTGACTGTGCAGATATGGCGTTGGTTGATCGCGTGATGGCTTCGCTGGCCTCGCGGGGGCATTTGGGCGCGGACAAGTCTGGAAATGCGATCTCGCGTTATGTCAGGTTGCCCAATGGGACTAACACCAAGCCTAGGGCGGCAGGGCCTTGGCGGCACCAGTTGGCCGAGTGGCACCCCTCTATCTGCTGGCCTTTGGCTGACGCGTGCGCCGCTTTTGGCATCGAGCTGGACGATTTGCGCGCAAAACCGGGCGAGGCGTTGCGCACGCGCAACGATACGGATGGGGCCGTTTCGATGGGTTCGGCAGCGGGTGATGCGCTGTCGATGCTGTCTGCGCCGCTGTCGGAGAGGTCTTATCACAATGCCTTGATTCGTATGGCTGCCTCGCTGGTCAAGGGCGGCATGTATCCGGGCGCGGCGGTGGACTTCCTGTATTCGCTCATGGATCAGGTGCGTCCGGCTGGGCCGCCTGAAGAGGTTGCGCGCTGGGCTGCGCGGCGGGCGGAGATTCCACGGGCTGTGCGGTCGGCGGAGAAGTTTGCGCCGCCTGATAGGGCGCCTGTCTCGGTGACTGTGCGACTGGGCGATGCGCCTGCAGTGGACGCGCCTGAAGACTTGCTGCTGAGTCTGGATGAGCTTGCACGGCGCTCTGCGGCTGTGCGCTGGCAGGTAAAGCACGTTATCCCAGCCGATAGCCTGGGCATGCTGTTTGGCGCGTCGGGGACGTTCAAGTCATTCGTTGCGCTCGATCATGCCTTGCATGTGGCGCATGGCATGCCTTGGATGGGCAAGAAGACTGCGCGGGGGCACGTTGTCTACGTTGCTGCCGAGGGAGGGGCGGGTATCTATCGGCGCGTGGCGGCCTGGCATCAGGAGCGGGGCTTGGCTGTCTCTTCTGCTTTTTCTGTCTGCATCACGCCGCTGGTGTTGAGCTTATCGGATCAGGTGGAGCTTCTGGCATCGGCTATTGCGGCTATGCCGGTGGTCCCTGTCTTGGTCTATGTGGACACGCTCTCGCAGACTTTTGCTGGCGATGAGAACTCAGCGACCGACATCGCGGGCTACCTGCGCCAGCTCAACGCGGGCATACGCGCACGCTTTAACTGCACGGTCATCGTGATCCATCACTCAGGCCATGCGGCCACGGAACGCCCGCGTGGCAGCTCTGCCATCACGGCAAACGTGGACTTCATGCTGGGCGCGTATCGGCCCGATGCGGGCGCTCTCCTAGCCCGCCTGGACTTCATCAAGCAGAAGGACGGCGACCGGCTGTGCTCGCAGGGCTTTGAGCTTAGGCGCGTTGTGCTTGGTCAAGATGAGGACGGCGAGGAGTTTTCTTCGCTGGTGGCTTGCTGGTCGGATGTGGCGCAAAGGGTGCTGGCTAATGTGGCCGTGAAGTTAGCTGGGCATGAGAAGACGCTGCTGGGCTTGCTGGACGCTGCTGGCGGCTACATCGTGGAGCGTGATCTGCGGCACATGTTCTATGACGCTGTAGCCAAGGAGTGCAAGGAATCCGGCAAGGAGTACAGCCAAGAAGCGGCCAAGAAAGCCATCCAACGCGCCTATGCGAGCTTGTCGGCCAAGGCTTTGGCGGCCTTGGGGACCGATGGCATGGTGCGCAGGCTCGGCACGGCATAATGTTGCCGGGACATCTGGCGGGACATCTGGAAGGACATTGCCGGGACATTTGTCCCGTGGGCATAGCAGAATGGGGGGACAGACGGGACACGACCTTAGGAGTGTCCCGGATGTCCCGCCTGATGCCGGGACATTTTCAGTTTCAAGGAGCGAAGCATGGAAACGACATCGAAGGATGGGTTTAGGTGGGTGCGTGTTGGCGAAGAGCCGCACACGCGCAGTGATGGCACACCAACCACGCTTGGCATATGGCAGGCGGACTGCAAGCAATGCGGCAAGCCTTTTACGATTAAGACGCCTGCAGCCGTAACTTGGCACGGCGAGTCGGGCACGTTTGCTATACGGCATTGCGAAGAGCACCGGCTTAAGCGCGACAGAAACGACATGCATGCGTTCAGGTCTTCGCTTGCTTCATTCAAGCCTGAATCCGTGCAGGCATGAAAAAGCCCGCACGGGGCGGGCTGGGGTGCTTGGCGGCTGGCGCGTTGGTCATATGAACGCGGCTAGCAGGAGGGCTAGCGCTAGGCCGTAGGCGAGGGAGAAGGCGTAGTCGATGGGGCGGGGGGGTTGGTGCATGGTTGGCTCCGTTGGGGGGTTGGGGGTTGTGTCAGGCCGCAGCGCGGCGTTTTGCAATCAATGCAGCGTCAGCCGCGATCCAAGCATCTGGCGCTTCAGGAATCCAAGCGTCCAGTTCTTTTGCTGCTTGGCGCTCAAGGAATGCAAAGAGTGAGCTGGAGCGGCAGCGAGCGCACTGCGCTGCGCTGGTTGCAAATTCGCTGTACTTCAGCGTGATGTGCTCGCCTTGAAGCGCAGCACCGATGCGGCCCGTTTTGCATGTAGGGCCGCCGTGCTTGGTGTGGCTAAGATGTTCTTTGCGGTGCATGGTGTGCTCCTGAGTGCGTGTTGCGATGGTTTGTATTGTGAGGCAACCGCATCATGGTGGAACGGTAGAAACCCTAACTTTTTAGGCGTTGTGCTAATCTTGTCTCATGCAGACAACGCAACATGAGGCGAAAGCCGCAACTCTGCCAAGCGCAAAGCCGAAGCAGAAGCCCGCGCACCTGTTCAAGCCGGGGCAGTCTGGGAATCCTGCGGGGCGCAAGACCGGCGCTCCCACAGCGTTCACGCGCTCGCTCAAGGAAGCCGTGGAGATCGCGGCCAGGGACTGTCACCCGCAGGGGCTGGCGGGCTGGCTGGTGGATCGGGCCAATGGCGGCGTGCAGGACCGGGCCATCTTCGCCACGATGGTGGCAAAGGTCATTCCGATTCAGGTCAACCAGTCCGTGCAAGGCGGCATCTCGATCAGCCTCAACTGGCTTGCGGGCCGCAACATCGGCACAAAAACGGCACACGCCGAGATCGTGGATGCGCAAGTGGTTGATGCGATTGAGCATTCCCCGCCAAGTCACTGGACTAACAATGCGCAGCCTGATGCGCAAGGTATTGCAGGGCCTACAAGCCACGCGGAGGAAGCCAGGCTACCTAGCCCTTCGCTGCCTGATTCGGACGCTCCTGCGGGCCGCTAGGAGCCTGCGCGGGCCATTGGCAGCGGGGCGCGACCCCCACCCCCCATGAAAACGCGGAGGGGGGGGTGGCAAGAACCGGGTCCCCCCGCCCCCCTCTAGCATTTCAAAAAAGACCTTTTGCGAAAAATGCACGATCCCGTCAACCACCCCGCGCACTACACCGAGCACCCATCGGGCATCGAGTGCATCCAGATCACCGAGCACATGAACTTCTGCCTAGGCAACGCGGTGAAGTACATCTGGCGCGCTGGCCTGAAGGCAGACGACCCCATCCAAGACCTGCAGAAGGCCAAGTGGTACATCGAGCGTGAGATCGCCAGGCTGACCAAATGAAACTGCAGGAATACCAGCCGCGAGACGTCTTCCTGCCGCTGCACAACCGGCAGAAGCGTTGGACGACGGTGGTGGCGCACCGACGCGCTGGCAAGACGGTGGCGATGTGCGCTGACTTGGTAATCGGGGCGCTAGAAACAAGCCTGCCAAGGCCGCAGTTCGCTTACCTGGCCCCATTTAGAGAACAAGCAAAACGAGTCGCCTGGCAGTATCTGAAAGAGCTGACAAAAGACTTTCAAGCTAGCCCGCCAAACGAAAGCGAACTCAGAATCGACATACAAAACGGCCACAAAGACATCAGCCGAATCTATGTAGCGGGCGCTGATAATCCAGACGCCCTGCGGGGTATGTATTTCGACGGCGTAGTGCTCGACGAAACCGGCCAAATCAGACCCAGCGCGTGGTACAGCGTCTTAAGACCAGCACTCAGCGACCGCAAAGGCTGGGCAATATTCGCCGGAACGCCTGCGGGCAAGAACTTCTTTTGGCAGATACGCGAAGAGGCGCGTCTAAATCCAGAGACGCACCTGCTGCTGGAGCTGCCAGCCAGTAAAACCGGCATCTTGGACGCCGAAGAACTGCGAGACGCGCAGGCGCAGATGACGCCAGAGGCGTATGAGACTGAATACGAGATCAGTTTTGATGCGGCGGTGCCTGGCGCGTACTACGCCAAGCTGATTGGGCAGGCGTATGACGAACAAAGAGTCGCCAAATACCCAATAGACCAAAGTTTCCCGGTCAATCTCGCCGCAGACTTGGGATATACGGACTCCTGCAGTTGGTGGGGCTGGCAAGAGACGCCGGACGGCTACCGAATCGTGGATTTCTACGAAGCTGACGGCCAGCCAATCCAACACTACATCGACTGGATCAAGCAAAGACCGTACAGGGTGGGAACCGTGTTCCTGCCGCACGATGCCAAGGCCAAAAGCCTGCAAACGGGCAAGTCGATTATTGAGCAATTTTTGACGAATGGGATCAGGCCCAACATCACGACGGAGTTGAGCCTGCAAGACGGCATCGAGGCGGCCAGGCTCATCCTGCCCAAGTGCTATTTTGATGAGGACGCGACTTACGAGGGCGTTGAACACCTGCGGGCGTACATGCGCGAGTGGGATGAGAAGACGCAGACGTTCCGCAACAAGCCCAAGCACGACCAACACAGCCACGCGAGTGACGCGTTCAGGTATTTAGCCCTGAGCGTGCGCCCACTGGTGGCAAAACGACAACATGTGGCTAAAATGGCTCCAAACGCGCCAGAGGGAGCGCATTACGCGTTTACGATGGATCAGCTTTGGGACACTGCCGTGCGTCCTAGTCAAAGGATTGGGTAATGGAAGACGTCAACAAGATTGAGCGTGATGACCAGTTTGGCAGCACGCCGCAGGGTTTGGCGCAGCGTTGGGGCACGGAGATTGAGGCTGCGGGCAAGGAGCTTAAGAAGTTCCATGACGATGCCGAGCGGATTCTGAAGCGGTATTTGGACAAGCGTGA